TTAAGTTTTTGCGAGAACTGGTTCAAGCGCGGTAGATGAAGCCCCGCTAAGCTGTAACCGGACGGGTTGCCACATAATCCGTCCGTTCCTTACCTTCCCCTCGATCCAGCAGTCTCTCGCCGGATGATGGAACAACACCTCGAGCTTACCGTCTCCATCCGCGTCCCATACGCGAAAAGGACGATCGTCGCCCATCGAACCGAACTCCCGGCTATCTCCGATGACCGACCACTCCACCCTTGTTTCCTTGCGATCCATGCCTTGATTTTGCTGCAGCTTCCCTAACCACCAATCCCCGAATAACGAGCTATACAATAGAATCTCGTCGTCTTCCCCTTCGAACTTGCCGCACCAATAGCCGCCTTCCTCGCGGAATCGACCTAAACCTTCCCAATTGCGCCACCAGCGGTCGATCATGCCATGAATGTTATAAAAGACCGTTTCATGCGGAGCGACGTCGAAATCGTTAATGTCTTGATCCGCGTACAATCTGGCCGATTCCTGATGAATGCAGGCATGCAGATTGGACGACTCGATAAATCGGCCCAATTCGTCCGCGCTAGCGAATGATTCAGGCTGGAACAAGATGCGAGCTTCCGCGGCTTTGTTATAGCAAGGCGCCTGCCTGATCGGCTCCGGAACGGACGGCCAAGGCTCAACGAGACTAGGATCGTTCCCGTTCTGGTTGTACCAAGCCAATGCGCGAGCGATGAAGTTGCGGTGGAATTGCAAAAACTCCAAACCGTAACCGGGCGGAGGATTGTTAATATCCACGTTATGCCTAGCATGGTGCCACTGCTTATGCTCCTCGATCAAGTTCTGAGGAAAATTCGGAATTTGCGGCACAGGGACGTCCCCCCTCTAAATCTGCCTCATTGTGACTGTCGGCAGTATAATTGCCTATAGAATATGCAGCAATGTTGCGAGGGGTACTTTCACCCAACTTTTCGCCAAAGAGAATCGTCTATTGATTGTCCGAGTACGGAAGGAATGACATAGCGAGAGAGGAAGATGATAGCGATGAGCCGGAACCTGATCTGGAAAATGCTATTGGTTTGCACGTTCGTTCTTGCGGGATGCCAATCGAATCCGATTCCCGACGAAGAGGTTGTTGTTAGCGGACAATCGATAGATTCCGTAAAACACACTGCTTCACAGCCGCAATATCCAGCAACTCAACCACCTCGTACCATCGTCTATCAGACACGGCCTCTTGTGCTCTATTTTCTCTCTGACGATATGTTCAAACGCACGCGAACGGAAATTCCTTATTACCGAAACGGAGAGATCGTTTATCTGGAGGAACATGTTTTTCGGCAGCATGACGAGGGGCATCAGCCTTGGAAGGCTAACGGTATCGACGTCGTAACTGCGGGCTCCTCGAATTTGACGGGAGAGGATCTGCCCTACGAGGAAGCGGAAATCTTATATCGCGGGAAAATGCTCAAAACGAAGTCCGGCATCGTCCTGCGGCGAATCACGAACGAGAACGTCGAGATGACGGTGCCGGGCATCGGAAAATACAAGTTTTATTTGACCGCTCCCGAGGGGACTTCGATTCTGTTCATTCGCAAAATCATGCTTTATCCGGAAGTTGTCGCTTAAAATCAATTCAAAAGAATGTCGACGGCGTGGGTCTCTTTGTTCCAAGCTACCTTCGCCTTCGGATTCGCAGCCGCCAGATCGCGGATGGGTACATAACCTTTGCCATCGATGAGTCTCGTCGCTAAAATGATACCATTGGCGGTAACGGATTGTCCGTTCCAGCCCACTTTGATTTGCAAGGATTCTCCAACGACTCTAGCGGGTACCCAAGTCTGGCTATCCGAAGTTTGGCCTTCGGCTACTTGAACCCCGTTTACCGAAATCGGAACTAGAGTGACAGCCGGCTTAGGGTTATTATCGACCGGCGCGGCAAGATCATCGTATTGCGTGAGTTTATTGGCTTGAATAATCGAGATGATTTTGGCTCCGTATTGCGGATCGGTGGCATAACCGCAGAGGCGCAGCGCCTCCGCTTGCTGGCTTGGCGATTGGGCTTTCCTAACCCGCTCATAGCGGGAAAGCTGGAATAGCAAGTCCTGATCCTTGTAGAAATCGTAGACGCTATCGTAAGCTCGGAACAGTGCCGAGGTGTCCACGGTCGTGCCATTTTCCACTTCCCATGTTCCTTTACGTACCCACTGCCCATGCCAGTATGCATTCGCTTTGCCGCTACCCACCTTAATGCCGCCGAGATTGTTCCATGGATGGATCACCCCGCCGGTCTCTAGCAAATTCTGCGCCAATCGGACAGACGGGAACAACGGAGAACCCTCTTGCCTAACGCGAATCGCCATGGGCGCTAAAGCAGCGATAAATTGCGACTTGCTAAGCTTTGCCATTCGGCTGATCCTCCCTCTTCTTAGTAAAATGATACACGCCCGACGCCGTCAATCCAATGATCGAGATGGTCGTTAGCGTCTGCTGCACATGGCTAGGAACCAGCACGAAGAGGGCTGCGATTAATAGGCTGATTAGATGATAGTATTGGCTGGGGATACGGAATTCTTTCGCGATTCCCACGTACGCGGCAACGATAGGCGCTAGCATGACCGCTTTGTCGGTTAACAATGTAAGGCTGTCCATATTGTATTCATCCTCCCTGCAAGTTGGTCACGGCCGCAATCACGGCCGCCAGTATGGCACCGACAAGCGTCCGCCATAACCAACGCTGGTTGTCGGCGATCTCGTCTAACCGCAGATGGGCGGACTTAGCCGACTGCAGCGCCTGAAGCGCCGCGTCTCTCGCCGCCTCCGCCGTATCGCGTACATCGGTCATCGCATCGATCTTCGTCTCCACACGAACAACGCGCTCCCGGATATCCGAGAGCACGCGCGCTTCTTCGCTGGACATGGTTTCACCTCCTGGGTGGGGGTTAGGGCTACATTTTATTTCTATAGCCGTTTAAACATCTCTTGCTAGAATAGCTTCAACTTCTGGTCGCTTTTCAGTAGGAACGTCATCGATCGTTTTTAAACCTTTTCTGATTAAGTTTGCGTATATTTGTGCCATTAGTTATTTGCCTCCTCCGTTGGATTCTAATGTGGCGATATGGGTTGATAGTCCTTCGATCGCCAGTGCTTGGGCTTTGATTGATTACAGCTTGTTGGCGGAGAATAATCTTGTAAGCTTCCCAAACCCACTTGTCGTATCAACAGCTTTCTGTCCAAGTGCCGAGTTGGCTATCAAAGCCATTTCGTATATCTCGGCTAGAGCTAGCATTGTATCGACACTTTCGGACTCTAGCCTCGCTATCTTCTGGGCGTCCGTTTCCGGTTGTGGCTCGTTTTTGATTGCTTCTATTTCTTGTTGGGTTAAACCTTCACGAAACTCGTCTGTATCGAAGTCATAAACGGGTTTATAGGTTCCTTCTGGTACTCTCTTTGTTGTGAGATATCCGGTGATGTTCATAACCTCCGGTTTATCCGGGTCTTGTTCTGAAATGGGATGTAATTCATTTAGCTCTTCACCTACTAATTCTACATCTACTATATTGCCTTCAAGGTCGATTTTTAGTGCTTCTCTCATTATTCAATCCTCCTATTGTGCGGCCCGGAATGACACACCATTCATAAAGAAGTCATTGTTGGTTCCACCTACGGCTACTTTGTATATTTTAACTTCACCATTTGTACCCACAATAATATAAGGACTTGCAATGTCAGGAACATGGCTGAGAACTGCTCTCAATACCCTCTCAGTCGGTCTATAATCTCTGGGTAATAAAAATATTGTTGTCCCTTCGGTTGCGACTCCGCCCCAACAGTATCCATCAATAATCACATTCCCGGAATCATCTTTAGAGTATTTAACCGGAATTCCTCCAGCAGATGTCCACCCGTTCGACAACGTTGGTACGACCCATTGCGGCAGTTGTTTTTGTACCTTAGTGTTTCGTAATACTGATATTTCCGTCCGCGCTTCTACCACTTCACGAACCATTGACTCGACGGACTCTCGAATATTAGGCGCGTATTCAGCGTTGATTGAGTGTGGTGCGATACCTAGCGCGTATGTGTCTAAGGCAAGGTATGTTACGGAATAGGCGGCTGTTGGATCAAGATTAGCATTTAACGTCATCGCCCACGAACTTCCGTTTACTACACTACTCCCTGCTGAATTGTTATCTATCTTCCATACAGTGTCTATGTTGCCATTCTTATAGATTTTAATTGTTCTTAATGCCCTGCGTTTAAAATTACTCCCTGCCACATCTGTCCTATTTAAATAATATGATGTTCCATTTGTTAATGGCTTTGCTGCTTCTTGAACAACAATCCCTGTTCCCACTTCAATTTGATTCGCACCCTCTTGAAGCATTAAGGAACCCTCATAGTTGACCGCTTCATCTACGCTTTGGGCTAGTTGGTACATTAGGCGGTATGGCGTAAAGGACGGAGCCTGAGTAGTAGGAAGTATTAACGTCCCGTTTCCTGCGCTTGGATTTGTAACCCCATCAACTCGATAGTGCCATCCCCTTGTCCCCATCCCATTAAACGGGGTTTGATATCCAGATCCATCTAAGTGCATTCTCCACCCATTAAAATATGCCTTAATCTCATCTTGTGACGGTGAGTATGATTCTCCCCAACCACTGTCAGTGTCGGCAATATAAATGTATAAGATTCCAGCATTATTAAACCGAACCGCATCATAGAAAGTGGGAACATTTGTAACTGAAGTTAACAACTTTCCATCGTATTTAATTCCGATATTCGCTGTAGTATCTCCAACCCAGCCACCAATAGATGAAGTATTTACCCTTTTATATCCCGTATAGTCTCCATCATGCGTATACATCAGCGTTCCATCTAAGATCGTCTCCCTGAACCGTCTTGAAACTCTTGGCTTACCTTGCCCATCTGTATACAACTTATCTGCGATACTACCTTCGACATTGGATCGTAAGTTACAATCTGGCAAATACAAATAGGATGGTTTCTGTGGTTCAAATGGAATGGCTATGGAACCAATGTTAAGCATAGGATTTGTAAAACCTTTAGCACTTAGTCCAGTTGTATCTAAAACAACACGAATATATTTTGCATTTACTTCCGTTACTTTACTAATACTTGAACCAACTACATAGTTAGATTGAGCTATGAGAGACATACTAATATCAAAAGTTGCGATTAAAATTCTCCCGCCTCCTACATTAGTCACACTAAATGTGTAATCATAATTAGGCATACAGGGAACGTCCATTTGAACGGTAGAATTTGCATCAAGACTTAACGTATTAAATTCGGTGACAGTGGATGTTCCTGAATACTGTGTCCATTCCGAAAACAATGGTAATAAATTCTTACCCGGATTCCGCATAAAAACTGAATTGACATGCTTCATATCGTCTACATAAGGATATTTAGACTCAATATAGGACTGTGCTGTCAAAACAGATAACCCGTCAATATACATCTTTTCGGTTGCTGTGATTTCGAATAATCGCGCACCATCTACATAGTTGAAAGTGTTATCTGCTCCGTAACTATAAATAGAGAACTGCCTCATTATAGAATCGGGGGCAGTCCACGTTAGGTAAGAAATACAATACTTGGTTGTATCCGTCACTTCATTTCCTATAGTAGCTCCGTCACCACCACTTACTCCGACTGCCATCTTAGTTCCAGTTCCCACTTTGCCCTCAAAGAGCAGCAGATATGTCTTCCCTCCAACAATAGAGAAGTATCTCCACGCACTTCCATAACCACCAGCAGCGGCGGGGTTGAGTGTTAGTCTCATAGCATTGTTACCATACTTTACATTTGTCGTTACCAGTGAATGGGTATTTTGATAACTGTTCCATATGTTCAACTGCTCACAATTACCATCACGTCCCAAAAGGTTAATCAATGTCCTACCTATCATAGAAGGATGTAATATAGCGGGTACATCCCCACCCTGCACGATCTGAACACCATTGTTTAAAGCAATAGGTACCCCAGGCTTATGTCGCAATTGATCATGTATCTCCGAAATCGCCCCAGCAGCATCCTTAGCCGCAGTCGGTAAGTTTGACATTTGCCCAAGAGATTGGTCGATTTTATCCATATTCCCATTGATAATTCCGATATCAACAAATTCATTTTCCAGTGGTTTCTTTAATCCAATATTCGGCGATGTGTCAGCCATTAACTCCAACTCCTTATCATCACTTCACTGTAAGTGAAGTTGTTGAGATGCCCTAGTCGTACGCTACACTTCTACCCTTCAGGTATAAAGTGAGTAGGCGTTTTCGACGATGATATACGCCTTGGTTTCTTCATTGACCACTTTGACGATACCTGTGTCGTAAAGATTCGATAGAATGACGTTGTGATGTTGAGACATTGACTTCCAATTAGGCGACTACTTGTCCATTTCTCTCTTAATCCGAATCTTCTAATGAACCCGACAAGTGCAGCGAGCTGTAATATTTCATCTTCCATCGACCCGACCCCTTCATGCATAGAAGTCAATTTATGCGTACCCTTTAGTACTCAAATCCCTTTATTTCCTTGTATTGCTGTGTTCGATCGGCCTGAACCGTAGTCTTCCCAAGTTACCTATGTTGTTTTCCTTTTCTAATATGCACTTGGTTCCTATGACGGCCTTGATCCCACCGAGGTAAGTTAAAAAATAGCTGTTACTATTAAGGCGACTACGTGTGTCTGTTTCTCTATTAATCCGAATTATCTAATGACTCTGACAATGCTGCGACAAGTGCAGCAGGCTATAATATTTCTTATCCCATTAATCCGACTCCACTCATAATTGAAAACCCTCTTTTGCGGAGCTCCCAATTAAATCCTCTTTGTCCTTAGATACTAAATACGCATCTATTTCAACCTGTAGGTCAGGTCGCTTCCCGATAACAAACTCGTATGTGTAAACCCCGTCAACTATGCGCTGTCCCATATACGCAGCCATTAACCCCCACCTCCTAGGATTAATTCATCAAGAGCGGCTTGCATGAGGGCTTGTTTAGTTTTGAGCTCAATGAGCTCCTGATCCTGTGTTTTGGGCTCAGATACACCAAACTGGTACACAACGACCGACATCGAATCAACAATTCCGTCTGCCATAGCTTGAATAGTTACCGTCTGAGTTTCTCCTGTAGCAGTCGGATAAATCAACATGAAGCCATTCGAGTCTATTGTGGCCCCGGATACTGACCAAGTAACAGCCGCATAGATTTGTTCACCATATTGGTCTATGACATGAGCGGAATATTTAACAATTTGCTGGACGTCGTAAACGCGGAGCAACTCCGGCCCCTGAATGATTACCTTCGATGGTGTCGAAACTGGCTCGTTGTATTGTTCACCCACTGGTATTATCGGCTCCGCACTCAGCTCCGGGTTCTCGGCGTCGATCCGGTTAGCTTCTGATATTGCATGTTTCCGGATTTCAAACCAAACAGCGTCCCGGATTTCACCTGCAGTTCCATTTGCTGCAACCCCGTATATCATTCCGGAAATTTGAAAATCGTTACCTATCGAAGTAACGATAAGGAAATCGGCACGTTTATCCTTTCCTATCTCCGTTATTCCAAGAAAATAGATTTGCACGTCCTCTTCCTCCTTATGGCTGTTGATTGATATCCCAAACAAACTTTTCCGCAGAATTTACGGTATTACGAAGTTTGATGCTGTAAACTTTAATGGTTACGGAATGAAGCTGTTGTCCATTATCCGAATGAATATTTGGCTGAATTTCTATCTTGTAGACACCTGGGTTGGCCATTGTTAGGGTAGCTGTTATCCTAGATTCAACTGTGCTTGGTGTGTATGTTGCACTTGTGGAAAAAGGCCCCCAATTAATACGAGAAGAGTGCCACACTGAATTAGTTGCAATGTGGGCCATATCAACAACAATTTGATTATAACCGGCACTATCGATTGCTTCGCTCGTTTCCAGCGTGTTGTATGCGGGGACTCCGCTGTTGTATACCCCCACACGAACAAGCACATGATCACTATTTTTTTGTATAATGCTATCAAAGTCATTTAACTTTGCACCTTGTTGCAATATAACCGCACCGGAATATCCTTTTTTCCAGGCGCCCCCTATATTGGTATGAACCTCTTTCGTTTTTTTCCAAACCCCGCCGATGTTCACCCACACCTCTTTCGCTTGCTTCCAAGCGCCGCCGATATTAACATGCATCGTCATACGACAGACTCCCCTTTACGGTGTATAGACAATCCAAACGTCACCATTTCCGCCGCCACTTGGCGCAGCCGTGGACAAGGTAATATTACGGATTTGTTTGGTTGTGTATGATGTATTGTTCTGAGCAGTCACCGCTTCAATTAACCCAGTAGCATAATTGAGCAGCACGTTTGCCGATGTGCCACCGTTATCGATATAGCGTAGTTTGCTAACTAGATCGATAAATAAAGCGCCCGCAGTAGAGCCTGCGCGATGAAAAGCGTAACCAGCAAATTCTCCATCGTAAGAAGTTGCCATAGCTTGCATTTTTGTATACGTTATGGCATCCGCAACCTTAGTCCCTTCACCCGTGGGCGTGGTAAAATTTTGTGCTTTCGTAAATGTGTTTGGATATCCCAACAACGCAAAAGCTGCCGCTTGTACACCATCCAACAAATCAGCATCCAGGCCGCTTCCTGTACCATCAACCGTTTTGACTTTGGCTAATACATCAGCGGCCGTATATGCAGAAGAATTGAGCTTAGATGCAATTAAATTCGTAATTGTAGTCGCGAAATTCGGGTCGTTCCCGAGTGCAGTTGCCAGTTTTTTCAGCGTGTCTAATGCAACTGGCGATCCGTCAACTAAATTTGTGATTGCTGTCGCGATTGCCGACTCAACAGAGCCTTTGTTCGTAATGTCATCAGACGCTGATGGATTAGCAATTTTAGCTCGTCCTTGGGTGTCTCGTTTCACGAGAGTAATCGGTGTCGGGCCTGTCGAACTTGTTCCTAAAGCTTCGAGATCAGCATGCAATTCGTCAATCGCCCCAGCTACATTCTTGGCTGCCGTCAAGACTGATGGCATCGAGCCAAGGACTTGATCGATCTTATCCATATTCCCGTTAATGATGTTAATATCCGCACTTTCGTTCTCCAAAGGCTTTTTCAATCCAATATTCGGCGTTGTCTCAGCCATTAGCTCCAACTCCTTGTCATCACTTCACCCCACGTGAAGTTTTTGAGATTGCCCCACGTCGTAAGCTTCAACTCTTCCCATTGGGTATATGTGAAGGCATATTCGACGGCGAGATGCGCCGGCTTGATTTCTTCGATTACAGCTTTGAGGTCGTCTAGGTTAGGCGGAATGCCTCGCGTATCTACGAACTTTACGGTAAAAGTATAGGCCTCTGGCTGCATAGTGACATTCACTGTACCTCCGTCATAAGCTTCCGCGACGGATTTGATTAAGCTAACCGTGACGGTACCTATGCCGCGTAGTTTCGATAGGATGACGCTGCGACGTTGAGCGATTGGCTTCGTCGTGTCTACCGAGATACCGAGCTCTTTTTCCCAGAAATCAAGTCCCCATGTCGCCGTCGACACAAAATATTGCTCAAGCGTGCCGTCCAATGCTTGCCATAATTGATCTAACTCGGAGCCTTGGGCATCCATGTTGGCGCTCATAACCCGTGAAGTCGCATAGTAATCGGGGAGATAGGACAGCAATTCCTTCCCTCGTTCGTTAGTCATCGTAAAATTAAACAATGAAGCTCACCGTCCCGATGACCGCCACTTGACCTAGCGTCAAATCGACATTGTCGATCCCGCCATTAAGTAGGAACCCTTCGAAATCGACGATACGAGGAATATCTAGCAGGATCGCCCCGATCCGGTTGTACCGAACGAGAGGATCGACGAAAGCAAGCTGTTCGAGATACTCGGTAAGGCCAGCTACGAAGTCGCTCTTCGCCTGTTCTAACGTTGAACCGTTAGCAAGGGTAAGCTTAGCTTGTATGTTAAGCGGCACTTCGACAGCCGCCTGTACCGTTACGGTCGAACCGATCGGGGACTTGCCTTCACCCAGACCGGCAGATGGAGAAATATAATTTTGCACGGCTTGCACGATTGTTGGATTAGGAGCCCTTTTACTCTCGTCAAGCACGAACAGCCTTACCGTACTTGGACCGTTCCATAACGGTTGAACCTGAACCCGGCTCACTCCCGGCGTTTCGAGCGCCCATTGCTGGTAATCCGCCTTGTTACCGCTCGTTCCCGGTTGCCTAACCTTCAGAAGATACCGAGCGAGCAAAGACTCATCCGATTCTTCGTCTGCCCCACCAGTCGTCGCTGCTGTGTTCGTCACCCCAGTAACTCCGACGATTGGCTGTGCCAAAAGACTAATCGCCCCGACGGGAACATTTCCTACAACTCCGGCTTCTATTGCTTTAATCGGAATAACAGCCACGCCTTGCCCATCCAATACGGCAGCTTCCATCGTCTCGTAATCAATAGACGAAGATGACGTAACATCGTCGGCCGGCGTCGCTACTTGCGTGCCAAGCGGAATGACCGTACCGACAACCCCTGTCAACTTGACTGTTCCCGACGAAGCAACAGCCGGTCGTGGAATTACGCCTTGCTCTTCGCAGCGCATTTTCAAGTAGGGACCGAACGTCGTCATTGCAAAGCCCCGGCTCAACACTTCCCGCGCCCATTCTGACGCTCTATACAACTGATAGGCTGCCGGAGAAAGAGAGTCCCAAATGTACGACCCTTCCGATTTATCGAGGTCTGTCGGCAAGCGCTCTAGCATTCTCGCCAAAATCGCTTCTTCCGTCTGATCTTGTAAAAAATCCGGTAATACCGCCATTAAACATTCACCGCCCTTCCTTGAATTTCTGCCGATTCCTCATGAACGTTCGACACGTTACAATTAAAATAGCAGCCGTCTTCCGACCACTCATATGTGAATCCATCCACGCTAGCGGTCCTAGGATCGCTCATTAGCGTCTCGATCGTAATCCTTTCGATTTCCATCTCAATCGCGGAACGCGATAAGCCGGAACGAATGAGCTCATTGAATTCCTGGCCGTAGTTTCTCGAATATACGAGATGACGGTAGCGTTCGGTCATCAGCGCTTTTTTACACCATTCGAGCCATGCTTCCTTGCCCTCGCTACCTGCAATTTTCCCGCTAGGGGTCGTTACGAACTCTCCCGCTTCGAAATCGAAACGCCAGCTTCGACCGAAAAATACGTCATCGCTCCCCGTATCCACAACCTCTTCAATCGGCTCTTCCGTCGGAAATAAATTAGCCACCTGAACTCACCACCTTACAGACGACAACCGCATCTTTACCGCCGTTTACGGGAACGGCAAGAACTCGGTCACCTGATTTTAATCCAGCCGCCCAATTCAATCGCACTTCGCCCACCTTCGTTTCCTGGAAATCAAAACGCGTTCTCTGTGAAGGGGTAGCTCCACCGATGGTCACACCGTCTTCGTCCACTGGGGAAGTCATCGTGCCTACTAGCGAGAAAGCCGGATATTCTAACTGCGCCACCCAATTAGCGACAAGATAATCCGGTATTTCATATTTGAAAGAATCAAGCTTCAAGCCCGATACTGTAATCGTACCTAATTCGGAAGGAATCCCGGATAGCGATTTCGCGGCAATCTCCGAAAATCGCTTTTCCAATGTTGACACCAAACTTTTGTAAGGATCAGCCAAGAAAATCCCTCCTGACTTTTGCCTCTGTTGCAAGTTCCAATTCCATCCGCCCAGGACTACCCAATTGGTGGCGGACTCTCGTTACGATTAACTCTTGTCCATTCATACGCACCTTGTCACCAGCTCGAATTGTATTAATGTCGAGAGCAGTAACCGATAGCGTTTCCTGCAAACCCAACAATATTTTTTTGCCGGCTGCTTCGGCTTGTTCAATTGTCTTGATATTGCTATCGGAAATTATTTTCTGGAGAGTGCCAAACTTTTCCGTATCCTTACTCATGATCGCCAATGACTTGGGTTCTGAATATTCGCTTGTTTGAGAGCCCATCACTTTAACTCGTGTAACCGCACCTTCAAGCGTCCGGCTCTGAGTTACTTCTTGAATCGCCTCTAGCTCCCAAACCGCTGCGTTGCCACCAACTTTGACCAACTCCAATCCTCTAATCGTCATTCGGGGCTTGAACATTCCTCCGCCTTTTTTAACGGTCTCTTTCAAATCCTCCATGATCATAGAAAGAATCGTTTGCGATCGTTTAATGCTCCTAGCAAGCTTCTCTTTGGTATTTACTACATTACCAACTGAGATACCCCACTGTTTCGCATAGATTTGAAGTCGTTCACTTGCCGTTTGATCTTTAGGCATCAGCAGCTCATCCTCGGATTTCGCGAGATAGATCGTTTTCTCATAAGCTGTTATACTAAGACGTTTAATACCAGTATTCGTGCTTTGACATTCCCAAACTACCCCGGATGCAACAAGTTCTCCTTCCGGTTTCCCCCGAAAGGAATTCCTGCAACGCGGATGGACTGACCTGGAGTAATCATTGGCATGTCCGGTGTAACGACCAGTTTCATACTCGCGCGATAAGCAATCTCTTCAAGCGATTCCTCCAGGGAAATATCCTCTATTAATTCACTCAGATCATATTTATTAGCGTAAATAACTTCGTAGCTCACGGCATCACCAGCTTCTGTCCGGGCTTAATGAGGTCTGGATCGCGTCCGATGACCTTTTTATTACCGTTGTAAATATCACGCCATTTGGAGCTGTTTCCGAGTTCCCGTTTGGCAATAGCCGTAAGCGTATCTCCTGATATGACCGTGTAGACTTTAGGCACCGGCTTAGTGTCGGGCCGTGTGGACGCTTTCGCGCCTAAAGTCCCGACCTTAAACCCTTTCCATGTCCGGAATGTGATGTCGAAGTAAATATCCCCGGGTTCCCCGCCCTTAAACGTCGAGTTGTGAGAAGTCACATAGACCAACGCATTAATGATCGTACCTGTAATCGAGAGCCTGACTGGCCTCTTTTTGGTAAGAAGAGATGTCAGCCGGTTCATCGCAACTTGTGGATCGGGATGTCCACCAGTATCTTGAGAACAGTTACAATAAGTATCGTGATATTTCGGAAAAAAAGAAGAGAAGGTAATTTCCTTAATCCTTTCTCCTTGAAAAAGATCGATTTCACCTAGCGATAGAATTGTTACCGTTTCGAATTGCCTGTCTCGTTTGATTTGAACTTCTTCGGGGTTAACCGGAAATTGAAAATTACCTTCAATAGGGTCCCTTAATATAAACTCCATAGTAAGTCACCTACCTTCCCGCATTGAATGCAACATTGCTGTTCATTAAGGATTGCTTAATAGCTGCTGTCAATTTTTCTCCTAAAACAGCAGAAAGCTCTTCATAGTTCAGTTCATTACCTGGTAATGAAAGCTGAATCGCCCCAGGCGGCAGACTAACATTAACTGGTGCAGGCGATGGAGAACTTGGCTGCTTCGCTGACTCAGAGGAATTCGACAAAACCGGGAAAGGAGACATTGTTGAAGAATACATTGGAAAGTTTTGTTGTTTGTGTAACCATTCCTGAACCTTTACGTCTTGTAAGGTTAACGGCTTTGGCGGACCATTCAATATTTTCAGTTCTGCCTCAGAATACTTATAAGGTTCTTTATCCGTTTTTTCGGGTTTATCTTTTTTACCGCCAAACCCGAAAAATGCTTTAGTTCGATCAACAGCGTCGTTAAAGCTTTCTTCTACCTTTTCCGTTACTTCGTTGACCTTATTGTTCATCCTTGAAGCTATGTCGTCTAAATTAATGCCTATATTGTCCGAGAGGTATTGCTTTGTTTGATCAGCAGCGTAGTCTAAATTTTCTCCAACTATTTCTTTGACTTCGTTAAACTTGTCATTCGCCCGTGATGATACCTTATCAATATCAATTCCTAGATTATCCGCAAGGTATTGCTTTGTTTGGTTAGCTGCGAAATCAAAGTTTTCTGTTACTTTCCCTTTAATTTCAATGAACTTTTCTCTCGCCTGACCCGAAAAATCATTGTACTTCTCCTGAAATGAGCTCCACTCATTGCTAACATTTTCACGAATCATGCCCGAGGTCTCGTTAACCCAATCAACATAGTTATTAAAGTTTGTCCCAATATGTTTACCTACTCTCCCAAAAGCTTCTGACCCTAAATACGCTCCAACAATCGTAGCACCAGGTATCGGAACTAACGTACCTACAGCGCCTCCTACTAGAGATCCTACAAACTCACCAGCCATTTCACCTATTGCTCCATGCAGCTCTTTCCCCGGTTTTGTTGTTGCCAGCTCTATTGCATCACCAGCATAGCCAGCCCACTTAAAAACCTTTTCTGACTTCCTGCTCAGATCAACTACTTTTTTCATTGCAGGATCATTCCACCATTTCCCTGATGAATCCCTCTGAGTTATCGTTCGACCAGGTAACCTAGAAGCTTGCCTAGATTGTCTCACTCGATTAAGTGCTTCAGTCCTTTGGTTATACCCCCACTCCATAGTGGTATGAGTAACGTCCGTTAATTTACCTGTTTCATCAACGGTTTCTAAAACTTTGCCCATTATTTCGTTAACTTTATTGGTGGTTTGAACCCATGTGCTATCGTAATACGAACTTGATGAAGCAGCTTTAGAACCTGCTTTTGGTTGGACAGTATTAGTCAAGTTATCTAATCGCTGAAGCATTTTCATTTGTCTGGTTAATTCTGTATTAAGTTTCTTAATATCCGACGATGCACCACCACTTGCACCAATAACAACCTCTTCTTTACTCGCCATCCCTTCATCCTCCTCTCTTCGCCGATGTCGCTTTCTCCGCATCCCATTCCAGTTCCATACTAGCCATCAGGAATAGCTGCTCGCCTCGCGGAAGGCGCCAAAACTCTCCGGGGCGCAAATGGTGGCGAACCCAGCAGGCATGAAGCATGCCTGCGAGCCCCCCGGATCGAATTAGTTTTTTACGTCTTCGAGCTCCGTGTTAAAACCGGACAAGTCGAGCACAATGTCTCCAAGCGCCGACAGCTCTCCCGCCAGTAAAATCCTCTTGATTACTTCCTCTGCGCCACTAGCCGAGAATTTATCTAGCAGTTGCGGGTTCCCCCAATTGGGAGAGATGGTGGAAGCCGCGATTAGCGACACGTTAAACAATTCCTCGTCCAACCGCGTGATCGTCTGACCGCGTTTCTCTTTTCTCTCTGTGCAACGTTCGCGAATGTTGAATACTTGCTTGCCGGTCAAACCGCGAAGTTTAACCGGAATATCAAGGCGTTCAAGCCTTACTGCCCGCTCGGGCAGTTTGTCGGCGTCCAGTAATCGCTGCAAAACCTGTTCATCCGTCAATTGATCAAAAGACATTTTGTCTTTCCTCCCTTTATTAGCCTGCTACGATCGGATCGGTCAACTTGTATCCTACGAAAGTGAAAGCTGTCTCCTCAGTTACTTCTTCTCCCGCCGTCCAATTGGCCAGTTGGATCTTATCCACAACGCAGTCATATAATTCAATACGCTCAAAACCATAGGCTTCCGGGTCGGACAACTTGTTAACGATGGTAAATTTAGAGAACCCACGATTAATCATTTCGCTAGTCACTTTGTAACCGCTCATCGTACCCGTGCCCTTCTTAGCGCCCAGCTTATGCGTCGTCCACTCTCGTCCAGCGAGCTTCAACTCCCGCTTCTCCACCTCGACCGAAGCCTCAAGCTTGTTAATATTCGTTTGCCATACCCCGTCAATAAACACTTGTCCATACGTACCCAGAATCGCTCTTGTTGGATCCATCATGTTTGTTCTGCCCCCTTATCGCACGATAAACGTGCTGAAAATTTGTTCCATAACGTCCGTAAGACGCGCTTCCCACTTCAAGAAAACCTGGTCCGGCTCCGGAGTATAATCCGGATCTACATAGACGTCGTAACCTTCGGCTTCGATAATGCCAGCTTGAGCTAGCGACTGCATATACTGACGGCATGCGCCGATGAGCGCCAATCGTCCTTCTTCGCTGTTGTTGACTTTACCGATGTAGGAATCTTCGGCCGTCCGTTGAAGATCGGAGTTAATACTGTCCATCACGCGAATCGTGCGGATTTTCTTCCATGGATTGTTCTGTCCTTCGCGTAACGTCACTAAGCTGTTAATGCCTCGCAAGGCTTTGACTAGGCGACCGTCGTGAACGAGCAAGAATACGCCATTGCGAACGGCTTGCTCTTGCTCGGAGCGAGTCCATCTACGAGTAACGTCTTCGAACGGAGATGGGGCATAAGTGGTCGATTGGCTAAGCCCCTGTCCCGCGATCAATCCCGCGACATAGGCCGCAGCTTGAGCGGAACTGTAGGAAGTTCCGTCCAACTTAACGCCGGTGCCGACGTTAACGACGCCTTCATGATTAAACGCCGAGCTGCGGCTAATCGCCTTGGCCACCGCATCGGATGCCGTATCGTCTGCCGAAGTGCCTCCCAGCACCGCGATAACGCCTTTGCCTTCACTCCGAATTCGACTCACCCAAGAAGCAACGCTCGTATGAAGAGCCGGATCCGATACGCCATCAAGCGAGATGACATTGAAGTCCCGGGTTTCGAAATCTGCCAGCGCGTTCAAGTACTCCGCGTTGGTGATACCCGTTAAGCCCGAGTTTCCGCCGCTCAAAGAAACGCCCGACACGCTAGCTAGCGTGCCGTTACCTTCGGCAAGCTTCGAGGCATTCACCCATTTGTTGCCGCTATCGGCGTTGATGGTATTAACCGCCGCTTGAATAGAGCTTCCGTCGATCGTAAAAGTACGAAGCAACGTCGTTCCTTCGAACAGCTTCAAATCCTTCTTAGCGGGTTCGACCGCGTTGACTTGAACCGTAACCCTGAAATCATTCCCTCTAGTGCCCGGGTATTTCGCTTCCAGGCTCAAGACGTTTACCGGCGTGCTTGCCGAATCCGTCAACGTAATCGCCGAAGCGGCCGCGCTCCCGTCAGCCATGCGATAAGCAATAACTTTCCGCGCGCCTCCCAGCAACGCTAGCTTAATAGAACGGTATGCTGTCGCTCCATTTTCCTCCGAACGCGAGTAGGCATTCGCCGCTTCCGTTTCGCTGGAGATTTCGACAAATTGTTTTGCCGGCCCCCAATGAGCTTTTACCGGTACGATTACAACGCCTCTAGCTCCCGCTTGGATCGCCGCAGCCGCGGCTGCCCGAAAATTCATATAAAAACCCGGCAATACCGGTTTATCCGTCGTACTCCAAGTTCCTCCAGCCATATTAAAGCACCTTCCTTTTCAGAAATTGATCGACTAAGCGCTTGGCATCATCGATGGTAAGTTGATCGTTCTCGACTTGATGGAAAGCTCCGGCAACAATCTCGGGGTTCACCTGAAAAAGCGCCTGCGCATTTTGCATATAATCGTCCCGGTTGTACCTTGCTTCCGCGACTCCGGCTTTCTTGTTTGCCATTCGTACCACCTCGTTCATCATTTGTGTTGAAATTGAATTGTCCGCATCAACGGGCCCTCGTCTAGCTGACGCACGACCTTTCTCGATAGCGTGATTGATAGCTGTCCTTCGGTTAAAGCATCTTGCGCGAGATCGACGATAGGGCTAAGTACGGATAAATAACGACGCTCGGTAACGTTAAGAGGAATTTTTACCGCGCTGGTTAAGGCTTGCGTAAGCTCCAGGATAGTTGCGGTCTGCTCGCCCAAAGTTCGGCCTAATACATGACCGACCGTTTTCTTGCGAACCTCGATCGTAGCCGCTCGGGTGCTTGCCGTAGTTTCCGCGCCTTCCAATCTCCATAAGATAGACGGTCGAACGTAGTCCGAAGGCCATTTGCCGCAGTAAACCTGCCAATCCTCGCTGCCTAGCGTATTCTTGGTCCAGCTTGAGAGGGCAGCTAGCCAGGCGTCCTCCTGCAAATCTTCTGGGACATCCCCTCTCTTCACGGAGATTACCGCAAATCGAAGGCCGCGAGTGAGAGCGTTCCGCTCGATATCGACTTTGTCGCTGCCGATGTTCCCCTCGTATTGACAAGTGAATGATGCCATAGAATCCGGATCGGTAATGACCTGCCCGTCCAATGCTTGAATGATCAGGTTGGATAACCCGTCCACTTCGGAAAATTCATCCTGCGAAACGAAAGGCCATATTTCGAAAGAGGTTCGATATCCCATCCAATCGGTGTCTACCGTATCGGCGCCTTGAACGAGCAACACGTAAGGCTTGTCCAAGCCGGTTGCCGTCTCGTCGGCTTCGACGACTCTTCCCCCGATCAACGGAACGGCTTGAGTCAACCTTTGCCGAATACCGTTCCTCATGGCTGATGCCCATAGCTTCTATTTCGTGAGTGGTTTGCCATGTCAGTCCTCCTCTCCCCTAATTTGTCCTCTCGCTATTAAGTGGCAACCGTACGACAACCTGACAATCAACCGTTAGCCGACGAGGATGAGGAAGCTAACGTTGTCGGCGACTTTACGCTGGGCGCGCGTCATGTAGGTGCCTACGCTGGATTTGCTAATGTTCAGCAAGACGGCAATCTCGGCAAAAGAGTAACATTCGCCATGGGCGAGCATATAACAACTGCGTTCCCTTTCGGTCAGTCCTCGGAGGGCGGCTTCGAGACGAAATCGACTAACCTCGGTTTCTTCGATTGAAGCATGCGATTCGTTTCCTAATCTCGAACTCGTCGGCAGCTTCGCAGGATCCGTTAAGATCTCCCGCTGATACCCGGCCCGGCGCTCGATGCCTCTTCGACTGCCCGGCCTTCTCCCCGTCTCCAACCATTCAATGACGTAAGAGCAGCTTCCGATCATTTCGATAACCAATCGGCGATCTTTATCCAAAGCGAGGATTTCGTTCATCTCTTCAAGCGATCTAACCGGCTCCAGTCGGCTGATGAGTAAGGATAACTCGTCTGCTTTCCTCAATAGCATCCGCCTTGTATCTAAGTAGCTCTCTAATGTAGCTGGGCCTAGCTCTGTTATCCGAATCGTTTTCATAGGTTCACTCCCCTTTTTATGTTTTGCCAATTTGGCAAATAATAGATTCGAAGAATCAATTGGTATCACCTAATGCTCTACATCCAACCAATAACCGATTGCGTTTATAAGCTACAAATTACCAAATCGGTAATGTAACCCCATCATATATTGCCAATTAGGTAAAGTCAATTGTAATTTTGCCATTTTGGCAAATAAATCAGTTTACCAATTTGGAAATTGTGGTATACTATTAGTATCCTTACTAAAGAAGGAAGATTACGATGTCGTTAGGCGCACGTCTTAAAGAACGACGCGAGAAATTCAGTAAATCACAGCTAGACGCTGCCAAACATCTAGGCATAAGCAACGTCCAGCTCTCCCGATACGAGTCGGACGATCGTAAACCCGACCCCGAGATGCTTAGCCGTTTTGCGGAATATTACCGCACCACAACGGATTACTTGCTGGGAAGAACGGACAATGCGTCCTCGGACTTACATTCTTCCGGCGGTACGATGGAGTATCCCGTATTCGAGGAATTCATCAACAATCCGGAGCATGGCGTTTTTTTCAAAGATTACTTGAATGCGCCGGAGGAACGGAAAGAGGAAATGCGACGCTTCTGGGAGTTTATTCAGGAGAAGGAAAAAGGCAGGAAACCCGGAGATCAGCAAGGTAATCGTTAGTTCTCGCAACTAAGCCCGAATGGGCTTTTCTTTTCCCATTAAATACGAACATACATTCTCATTAATAAGGACGGGACTATGTACCGACACTATCGAACAACCCCATTGGAACAATGGATCGAGCAGCTTTGGTTGAAATCGGGAATCGTGAGCCCCTCCCAATTGAATATCGACGACGTAGCCGGAAGACTGGATGTGTGGGTTCACTTCATGCAAGATACTAGCCGCGCCCTGGAGTATATGGGGTTGAGATCCATCTTAATCGATAAGCGGCAAGGACGGGAATCGCAATGGGAAGACTTCCTGCACGAGCTGTGCCACATTCTTCGGCATGCGGGCAATCAGACGACGATGCCGCGGCTTTTCTGCGAGGGACAAGAAGCGGAAGCGAACCGGTTCGTGCTGTATGCTTCCACCCCTTTCTTCATGTTGAGGGAGCTCAAGCTGCCTGACCGAATGGACGAAGCCAGCGAGTTCATTGCCAGCCACTTCGGAGTCACGCATGAACTTGCGAGCAAACGATTGGAGCAAATCCAACGTAGAATGTTCGCTTCCGTTCTATGGGAAGAAGCTTTGAAGCAAGAGGCTCAGAGACTATTGCTCCAAGTGGAATTCCATAATAAAAACGCGGTCCTCTAACGCTAAGGAATGTTTTCTCTTAAACAAAGCAGGGTAATGGAAAATACAACCACATCATGCTTCCAGGAGAATTAAATCTCCCAGCATCTAAAAATCATTACAAAGGTGGTGATCAACGTGCGGGACTTGAGAGACAGCATTCATACGCTTGACGACAGCTTTCTGATCAACCAATTTCACCGAGCTTCCGAGCAATCTCCCGATGATGAGTTTATCCAAATCCTTCTGGGAGAGATTATCGAGCGCGAACTGACGATTGAAGAAGTACTGAGCCGGTCTCACTTCCATTAA